AATGTGGGAGTAGTGCGCGTCGGTGATGTGGGTGTTCCCGGTGATGATCCACGTGGCGAGGGCGCCGGTCGTGCCTGAGAACGTCGGTGAGATGCCGTAGAGGACGGAGGCGCCCTGCGGATACCAGGCCATCTCCGCGGTGACGGTACCGGCGGTGGCGGTGGCCTTGACCCGGAACGTGATCCACTGGTTGGGTTCGGCGCCCGTGCCGTACAGGACGGTCTGGGACATCAGCAGGGTGTTGTCCCTGTCGCGGCACGTCAGCCGGTAGCCGCCGTTGTCGACGTCCCACCACCACCGGTAGCCGTTGGACGTCGTCCAGGACAGGACCGGCATCAGCACTGCGGGTGGGATGGCGTTCAGCTTCATCGACCACGCGATTTGCCACCCCGCGTTGGTCGCCGGGACCTTGCGGAAGATCCCGGACAGCCCGGAGGTGGCACTGGTCTTGATCGACTGTGCGGCGCCGGCGGGGGCGTCGTCGTCGCCGAAGGTCACTCCGCCGGCGAAACCGGCCTGGCCGCCGTCGAGGGTGTTGGTCAGCGCGGTGGCGTCGGCGTTCTCCTCGAGGGGCCAGTGCCCGATGGAGGTGGTCCGGGCGGAGATGATCGAGTACATGGGGGAGCGGACCTGATCGGTCCACCGACCCAACCGGCGTAGCAGACCCTCAGCGACGACGGCTACCTGCGCCCGGCCCCGGTTCGCGCCGCGGACGTGGTCGGCGGTGTTCTCGATGGCGTACGAGGACAGCTCGGCCCGCTGAAGTTCAGCCCCGGACATTTTGATCCGGATCGGGGTGTTCCGCCCGGCAATGCCGTACAGGGGTCCGGTCGGATCGTCCGGGTCGAACCGGTTGTCGTCGTTGTTGAAGGTCAGAGCGATCTTCGACGGCTGGGATTTCCCGGACGCGTCGAACCCCCTCACGATTTCGATCGGGTCGTCGGAGAAGGTCAGCTGATCCAGGGGTGTGACCGGTGTCCACGCCCCGGACAGGTACAGCTCCACGCTGACCGGTTGCGGTGTCGGCATATCAGCGGGCCTTCGTGATACCGATGATGCCGGGGCGGCCGCCGCGGGCTTCGACCCGGACGGCGATCGCCGATATCAGCTGGTCGAGGACGGCGTCACCACGGACGTAGATGACGCCCTGGCCGCCACCGCCGACGTTCGACGCGAGGGACGGTATCCGCTCCCCGCCTTGTGCCATGACCATCGTGGGGCGGCCGGTCACCCCGGGCACGACCCCGCCGGCGTGGAACGTGGGCAGGTTCGGCACGCTGATGCTGTTGCCGCCGATGACCGGCACCCACGTCGGGACCGTCCAGGACAGCCGGCCGATGGTGGCGTTCCACGCCCGGGCGATCAGGTTGAACGCCGCCTTGTACGGCATGGCGATGAAATCCGCGACCTTCTTGAAAGCCGTGGCGATCCAGCCGGGGATCTTCTTCAGGAACTCCCACGTCGAGCTCGCCGCACTCTTGATCCACTTCCAGGAGGCGCGCCACGCCTGGGAGAACCAGTCGGTTTTCTTCGCGATGAGGACGATAACCGCGATCAGGGCGACGATCCCGATGATGATCCACGTGATCGGGTTGGCGAGCATCGCCGAGTTGAAAAGCCACTGGGCGGCGGCGGCCGCCTTGGTCGCGGCGGAGGTGATACCGGTCTGCACGGCGGACGCCGCTTGCGCCAGTTTGAAGTTGTTCGTGGCGAACACGGCCAGGTCGGCCAGGCCGGTGAAACCCATGATCACGGCGGACGCCGATTCCATCTTCGCACCGAACGCGCCGATGGCGGTGTCGTCGCCGAACGCCTCGGTGATCGCGCCGCCGACGTCGCCGATACCGCCGGACAGGAGCGAGCTCTGCTGTGACAGGTGGTCGAAACGCTCGCCGGCGGCGTTGGTCGCGTCGGTGACCCGAACGGACATCACCTCAGCCGCTTTGCCCGTCTCGTCGAACGTCTGCCTCAACGGGGCGCTGTTGCCGGCGAAGGTCAGGGTGACTTGGTTGGCGCCCATCAGGTCGACTCCAATCCGGCGGACTCTGCCAGCCGAGTCAGGCCGCGGGACATGACCTCGGTCACCTGATCATGTTTGGCGTCCAGGCCCGCATACAGGTAGCGGCCCTTACGGATGTACGTGCGCGGCGCCGGGCGGCCCGGCCGGCGGCCCTCGCCGCCGAAGTCCAGCCACGGCGTGTACGGCGCCCGCCGGCCGCCCATCCCGATCCGGGCGTCACGCTGACCGGATTTGGCTTTGATCGAGGCGCGGGCCCGGCCGGTCCGGGTCGGTATCCGCGGCGAAGCCCAGTCGATGACCAACCCCATAGCGTCGTTGAACACGACCCGCATCTGTTTGGGTAGGTCACGGTCCATCTCGCGAAGAGCACGCTGGAATTCCTTCAGGCCGTCGATCCGAATCCGGTCGCCGCTCATGCGTGCTTCCTCGCTTCCAGCTCCCGTGCCTGGTTCTCCCGGGCGTCGAACCTGCTCCAGAGGATGAACTCGCCGGCGCCCATCTCGGCCCGCATCCGGGCGACGGTCATGCCGAGCTTGCGGGCGAGGAAGAATTCATACTCAAGCTCGGGGTCGTCGTCGAGGGCTTTTGTAGGCGGCCTTCCCAGAGTCGGGGAGCATCCCGGAGATCTGACCGATGCCCTGCGAGAGGGCCGACAGTGTCGGGCCCTGCGACTCCTCCAGCTGCCATTGGGTGACTTCCTCCGGTGTCAGGGCCGGGTCGACGAGACCGTAGCTGCAGAGTAGGGCGTCCGCCGCGGCGATGCCGTGTTTCTCGCGGGCCTCCTGCACCTCGAGCTGCTGGTACCGCGAGAGCGGCCGGATCTCGAACTCGAGGCCGTCGACGTCGACGGTGCCGTTGCCGACCTTCGGAGCGTTCGCCCCGAACAGATGATCCCTTGTGGCTTTCATGCTGGTTTCCCCCAGATGGTTACGGTAGGGCGGTGGTGGTGACAGGGCCGTCGATTTCGAAGTCGGCGGACCACGTGACGAGGTCGTCGACCGGGTTCGACTCGGTGTACTTGGCCAAGACCGCGTTGAACGCATCGTTGGGTTTGCCGGTGCCGATGCCCTCCACGTTACGGACGATGGCCAGGGTGTTGCCCTCCTGGCCGGACAGGACGATCCGCGGGCCGACCAACACCGTGTTGTCGTAGGTGCCCCCGCAGGTGAACTTGCCGTCCTTGAGCCCGCCGGCCTTGCCCTTGTTTGTGGCGCCGTAGCCGGTCTTGTCGTGCACGTCGGCGGCCATCTCGTACGTGGAGGTCTTGCAGTACGGACTGATGTCCTTGGTCGCAACAGTGATCTTCGTTAGCCGGCCGTGAGCGGTAGCCATGTCAGGCGCCCCTTCCCGCGAGGTTGCAGTGGAACACGGCGGTCAGGAAGTCGCCGCCCTTCAACGTGTGCGTATCGAAATCTATGTATTCGACGGTGAGCCAGTCGGCTTTGGTGTAGGCGTAGTTCTGCAACGCCTTCACCACGCCTTTGGGTGAGGCGTCGTTCAGGTAGTCGGTGAGTAGTTTCGTCGAGGTCCGCAGGTGGCTCTTGCCGACGTACAACAGGAACGGCAGATCCTCGAGCAGCAAGATCCCGTTGCCGTATGTCGAGTTCGGGTTCACCCGATCCGGGTAGCCGACCACGGCGGCCGGGAACCGGCCCGGTTCCTCCCACTCGTACACGGCCAGGCCGGGCACCGTACGGCCGGCCACGGCCACCTCCGCCATCAACGCGGTGAGATCCATTAGGCCACCATCCGGCGGCGGCGTAGCCCGAGCAGGGTCGTCTTGACGTCCGGGTCCAGCTTGGAGAACAGTCGCTGCTCGCTACCGGAGTCCGGCGACCCGGCGTATCCGGCGGGCGCGTTGCGGCGGAAGTTCCAGCGGGACACCTGCAGCCGGGCAGCGCCACCGACTTGCGCCGGTTGCGTCGCCCACCCCCACCGCATAGACAGAGTCGCCAGGACGGGCGCGCCCGGCGCGGTGTCCGCCGGCATGGAGGAGAACCCGATCTGCTCCCACGGCAGCCCGTCCGCGGGGGCGTTACGCGGCAGCATCACCGCACCGGACGACGCGAACGCGACCCCGTTGACCGTCGCCGCGGTGATGTCCTGCACATCGTCGATCTCCAGACACCACAGACCTTCAGTCGCGTCGTATACGGCCGGCCGGTGATAGACCCGGGCGGCGGGCGCGGCCAGCTGCCCGAACTGGCGGTTGCAGAACCGATCGATGGCGCGAGACGCAGACGTCACCCAGACCTGCAACTCCACGTCGTCGACCGTGTCGCCGACAGGGATCTGCAGGTACGCCGACGCCTGGGCGACGGTGATGTAGTCCGGTTTCCACGGCATCGACCCGGGTCAGCTCTTCCGCGGTTCGCCGACCGGCCCGGAAATCCCAGGCTGCCCGGCGACGGCCGGGTCGAGCACACCCGGCGCAACGCTCGGGTACACGAAGTCGACGCCCTCCACGCCGGCCGCCTCGCGCAACTGAGGCGACGTGCGGGCCTGCTCGAGCGGCGGCTCGGCGATCTCCACGCCCGCCTGGTCATCGTCGAGCATCGCGAGCACTTCATCGCGGGTCCGTAGCCGGCCACCGACGTTCGTCACCCCGGTCATCTCGAGTTCCTGCCGGGCCCCCTCCGACAAGACGAAACGATGTTCGGCCGGGGCGGGCCGGACGGCGCCGGCCGCGGCCAGCTGCCCGCGCAGGTTCTCGTTCTCGGCGCGCAGCGCGTCGCGCTCGGCGGCGATCTCTTCCTTAGTCTCGCTCATGATCGGTCTCCCTCGGAGATATATAATTGACGTTCGTCTATGTTGCTCGAGGGAGCCGCCCGGGGCCCCGGCCCGTGGTCACCCCCGGGCCCCGGACGGCCGTCTGTCAGCTCGGGTCGTACACGACCTCGCGGGTACCGGCGAAATCGGTAATCGCAAACGCCTTGTAACCCCAGACGCCGACGTCGACCCACGCCACCCGCCACTGCAGGTCGATCCGCTCGGGCGCGCTGGCCCACGCGCACACCTTCTCGGGGTCGAACATGTACGAGCTGGCGGCGACTGATCCCGTCGCGGCGAGAGCCCACGCGGGAATCCACAGCTTGCCGTGCGCGTCGATGGACGTGTAGCCGCGCATCGTCTGCCCAGCCGAGTTCTGCGGGTTGATCGTCGGGTACAGCCGGCGCCCGGCGGTGTCCTTCGCCTTGACCATCGCCTTGTACAGGTCGATCTGGGTGAAGACCTTCGTGAACCGGTCGCCGCCACGGATGTACTGCAGCGGGACCAGGCCGTCGACGATGGACTGATCAAGCACCGCATCGACCGCCAGGGCGGTGATCAGGATGTCCGTCATCGACGCGGCGTTCGCGACGAACTGCGCGACCACGTACGCCTCGAGCCCTTCGTAGTACGCGCGGATCATCTGGCGCCAGATCAGGGCGGACGCCTGCGGGTTGCCGCCCTGGTCCCATGTCTCGCGCAGAATCTCGACCTTGCCCGACAACGCAGTCGGGGTGATGGTCTGGTTCGTGGTGGTCATCGCGCCCGGGGTCGGCTCGGTGCCGGACACGTGGTCGGCTACTAGACCGCTGGACGCCGAGAACTTCGGCAACAGGAACGGGGTCTGATTGGCCAGGGTGCCCTTATTCACCGCATCCCAAATGGGGTATTCGTACTCCATTTGGTCGACGTACATGTCGGGCCGGTTCTGCGGATAGTTCAGCGACGCGACGTTCGCCGGGGTAATCGCGAACTTCGCGTCGGTGTCGATATCCGCGGCACCGAACTCCTTGCGCTGGAAGCAGGTCTTGAGCCAGCCCTCAGCGCGCTGCCGGGCGGCCGGGTCGCCGCCGTCGAGGGCCCACCCGGCGGCGAGGTCCGCGGAGAAGTCGTGTGTGCCGGGTCGCAGATTGCCGCGACGGTCGAACCGGTACGGCTCGGGCTCGCGGATCTGCACCTGCGATCCCTGGTGAGGGTCGACAAGGGTCGGCGCCGGCGCCGGCGGCTGTCCCACCTGGGTGCTGTGCAGCCACGCCGAGAACTGTTCGAACGTCCCAGGACCGGCCAGGTTGGGCGCGGGCG